CTGGTATACTGTAAGTCAAAAAGTGGTGGCGCTCACCTATTCTTATTCTGCGCAAAAACCATGTCATCAAAATTAATAAGAAATAAATTAACGGAAATAAAATCTCTCATTGGTCACTCTACAGCAGAGGTATTTCCAAAGCAATCAAGCATATCATTAGAAAAAGGCGATCTTGGTAATTTTTTAAACCTGCCATATTATAATGGAAATAAGTCAGTTAGATATGCGCTGAAAGAAAATGGAACATCAGCAACATTGGAAGAGTTCTTTGAAATATACGAAAAGAATGTGGTAGAAGATTTAGATACCATAGCATCACCAGAAATTGAAGCTATCAAGGATGGACCACCGTGCCTACAAGCTTTATGTAGTCAAGGTTTTCCCACAGGGACACGTAATAATGGTCTATTCAACATTGGAGTTTATTTAAAGAAGTTTGATCCCGATAATTGGGAAAAATTACTGGAAAAGTACAATCAAAAGCATATGAACCCACCACTTGATTCTAAAGAGGTGGTAGTAGTAGTTAAAAGTTTACAAAAAGGATATCAATATAAATGTAAAGATCAGCCTATTGTTTCTTTCTGCAACGTCAATGTTTGCAAGACAAGAAAGCACGGAGTTGGAGCGGAGAATGTATCACAGCAGTTGGGGGCATTATCCAAACTGGAAACAGTTCCACCCATATGGTTCCTGGAAATACCTACTGATGACAATGAAGATGATCTTAAAATACAGTTATCAACAGAAGAATTACAAATACAAACAAAGTTTCAGAAGAGGGTCATGGAGGTACTGACCATGATGCCTCCTTTGATGAAGTCGTCTGATTGGCAACAACTGGTTAATAGTAAGATGCAGAGCGCATTACGCATTCCAGTGTCAAGTGACGGGTCTGTGTCCGGACAGTTTTTAGCTCACCTCCAGGAGTTCTGCACTGGAAGGGCACAGGCAGCGACAAGAGATGAAATACTATTACGCAAACCTTGGACAGAAGCTCTTCCGGAAAAAAATGAAAAGACGGGAAAGGAAGAAGTCATCACGCGCACCTATTTCAGGCTCGTTGACCTTCATGCCTATCTCATTAGAAATAAATTCACGCACTACAGCAACACTGGTCAGATCGTGGCGGAACTGCGTGGCATAAACGGAATACATAAATTTTGGAAACTGAAGAACAAAGGGGTAAACACATGGGGTGTTCCAGTATTTGACGATCAGGATTCAGACCATGAAGTCAGGAAACAAGATGCAACACCTTTCTAAATCAAAAAGAAATGTAACTGACTTAAGATATGTGGAATCAGAAAAAGGATATTTTAATAATATATGGCAATCCATTAGGTTTAGGGGTGTCGCGTATAGTATTAAAAACAGGGATCACCTTTTAGAACTGTGGAACAAACATAAAAAAGAATATGGTCCTCATTGCAGATATACTGGAGTTGAACTTACTACTAAACGTTCCACTGGTGAAGGTTGGAAAAGAAGCAGACCTACTAATATATCCGTTGACCGTGTAGATCCTAGACTTCCTTATGAAGAAGGAAATATTGTCTTTTGCACATGGGAATTTAATAACAGAAAAAGTGGTGTCACACCTGATGATTGTAAACGAATATTGGAAGTATATGAGGAAATAAATGAAAACTAAAATAATACTCGGTCCTCCTGGCACGGGGAAGACACACAACCTCTTGGAGCTTGTGGAGGAGGAATTGGCCAGAGGCACACCGCCGGATAGGATTGCATTCGTTGCGTTCACCAAGAGGGCGGCGAACGAGGCACGTAACCGGGCGATGAAAAAGTTTAAGCTGGAAGAACAACATCTTCCTTATTTCAGGACCTTGCATTCATTTGCGTTTCATCAGCTTGGCATGACCAAGTCAGAGGTGATGTCAAGGGATAACTACAAGGAGTTCGCGCAGGCATTCGGTATGGACTTAGGGTCTATTACTGATGGTACCAATTCTGGTGGTGTAATTACTACAGATAACATATTGATAAACGAGGTTAATCTGGCACGAATGAAGTGCATGGATCTGGAACATCATTATAACACTTCCAATTTGCAAGACATTTCATGGCACGCATTATTAAGAGCCCAAAGATCCCTTGAAGAATTTAAGAAGAAGAAAGAGCTATTGGATTTCACTGATATGATAGAAATGTACCTGGATTCCGGTATGGTTCCCAAGCTAGATATAGTGTTTGTGGATGAAGCACAGGATTTATGTAAACTACAATGGCGCATGGTGAATAAGATTTCTCAAAACGCTAAAAAAATTTATGTAAGTGGTGATGATGACCAGGCCATATACAACTGGGCAGGTGCGGATGTTAAACATTTTATTGAATTACCAGGAGAGACAGAAGTACTTAAACAATCTCACCGTTGTTCCAATGCTATACAAAATTTATCAAATAGAATTATTAATAGGGTTAGATTTAGAAGAGCTAAAAGTTGGGAAGGTACAGGAACTGATGGACTAGTTGTTTTTCATAACTACCCAGAAGGAGTTAATTTAAGAGAACCTGGTAGCTGGTTGGTACTTGCTAGGACTAATTACATGCTTGATGAAATAGAGCGCGATATAAGATTACAAGGCATGTTGTATAAAAGAAATAATAAACTGCCTGTATCAACTAAATTGTTGAATGCAGTTGATGCTTGGAAAAAATTAAATAGAGAAGAAATCATTCCACTTGTGGATATAAAAAGCATTTACTCTTACATGTCATCACAGATTGGAATTGAAAGAGGATATAAAAATTTAAAGATGGCGGATAAGGAAGAATATGAAATAGAAGAATTAGTGATGCACCACGGTTTACTTATGGCTGGTAGACCATGGGACGTGGCATTTGATAAAGTGGGAAATAGGGATAAAGAATATTTACGTGCAATAGAAATAAGAGGAAATGTGTCAAAAGATCCACAAGTGCATCTTAGTACTATTCATGGAGCGAAAGGTGGGGAAGCGGACAATGTCATGCTTCTTACTGATCTTTCCAGGAAAGCAAACGAGGCAATGGAAAAGAATTCAGATGATGAATGCCGTGTGTTCTATGTAGGGGCTACACGCGCTCGTAACCAACTACATATAGTACAACCACAAAGACAATGGGGATTTATAATATGACCAAGGAAGAAATACTTGCCCTTGCAAAAGAAATGGTAAGCAAGGACAGAAACGAGACACATGGAGATGCATTCAAGAATCACGCAGAGATTGCGGAGTTCTGGAATATATTTCTGGATGGTAAGTTAAGACCAATGGCCAACATTACGGCAAAAGATGTTGCCATTATGATGATACTATTAAAGATATCACGCACCAATCAGGGTGAAAAATTTAACTTGGATAATTTTGTTGACATGGCAGGTTATTCAGCGATAGCGGGAGAAATAGGTGACTCAGGATCTTTTTAAGACAGTAAATTCAAATTGGGTCGCACCAACTGAATTTCCTAAACTAGAAGGAAAGGTGGCAGTGGACTTGGAGACGTGTGATCCGCACTTGATCAAGGAAGGACCAGGATGGCCACGCAAGCGTGGCTATGTCATTGGCATTGCTGTAGCGAATGCCTCCTTTAAAGGGTACTATCCCATAGCCCACTCCGGTGGGGGAAACATGGATGAAAAGAAAGTAATTAAATATATTAAGTCTATATGTGAAGACGGTTCAATAGAGAAATTGTTTCACAATGCGCAGTATGATATTGGATGGCTTTCAACGCTTGGAATAGAAGTCAAAGGAAGAGTCCATGACACCATGGTGGCTGCGGCACTCATAGATGAGAATAGATTTTCATATACACTGAATAGCATTGTGCATGAGTATCTAGGAGAGTTCAAGAATGAACAAAAGCTCAAGGAAGCGGCTGACGCCTTTGGCGTTGATCCCAAGAATGAAATGTACAAGTTACCATCCACTTTCGTGGGTGAGTATGCTGAAACGGACGCTGATCTAACCTACAAGTTGCATGAAAAATTATCGTGGGAGATTGTCAAGGATAATTTGACAACGGTATATGAGCTGGAATGCAGTCTTATTAATGTAATTTACAGAATGACCAAGACTGGCGTCAGGTTTGATCAACATAAATGCGTAGATCTTAATGACAAGTTTAGAAAGAAAGAAAAAAAATTAATGAAGAGAATCAGGGACCTAACCGGTCTTAACATAGAGATATGGGCAGCGGCGTCAATATCAAAAGCTTTTGATGCGTTGAACCTGCCATATGAAAGAACGGAAAAGACCAACTCTCCTTCATTCACTAAGATGTTCCTTACGGACCATCCACATGAGTTACCTCGATTAATCATGCAGGCGAGGGAATTGAACAAACTAAGAGGAACCTTCCTGCATGGGTTACTAAACCACAACAATGAAGGGAGGATACATGCCCACATTAACCAAATTAGGTCTGACAGTGGAGGTACTGTCACTGGTCGTTTTTCTTATAATCATCCTAATCTTCAGCAAATCCCTAGCAGAGGCCAATTCGCGTTAAAGCGGACTACTCGCAGCAAGAGCCCAGGTTACTTACGCACTGGGCGAGACTCGTCAAACAACCCGGTGCTAGGGAAGTACAGGAAGCATATCATAAGACGGACCTCGACTTTCACCAACAAACAGCCGAAATGGCAGGCGTGGAGAGACGCCTTGCGAAGACTATCGGACTAGGAGTCATGTACGGCATGGGCTACAACAAGTTAGCGCGTGACTTGGACCTTGAACCACAGGAAGCAAAGAAAATGCTAGCTGATTTCCGTGCGCGTGTACCATTCATGCAGGGAATGCTTGAAGCGGTCATGAACCGTGCCAATACAAAAGGTGTCATTCGTACACTGTTGGGACGTAAATGCAGATTTGATCTGTGGGAACCAACACAATGGGGTGTCCACAAGGCGTTACCACTCAATCAGGCAAAGGTGGAGTATGGTGATGCCATTAAAAGGGCATTCACCTACAAGGCACTGAACAGGCTGATCCAAGGGTCAGCCTGTCTCTTATACACATCTCCGAGCCCACGAGACTAAGGCGAATCATCAAAGGTGGACATTAATGTAGGAGAAAGCTGGGGAGGATGAACTGGATCTGTAATACACTTTTGATTTGCTTAAGCTTTAATCCGGTAATGGATTATACCAACAATGATGAATTTATTGAGGATGTCCGTGCATGCGTAATACATTTAAATTCCATGTATTCAGAGCATGAGAGAATTCCTGTAAATTTAGTAATAGCGCAGGCCATTCATGAATCTACATGGGGAAGATCCAGGTTTGCCGTGGAAGGCAATAACCTCCTTGGGATCCGCACCTTTGACCCGTCAGATGACCAAATGAAACCCATGAATAGACCTAATGCGAGTTGGGGGCTCAGGATCTTTGAGACTAAGTGCGAATCCATATCTTACTATATTGAATTGCTAAACAATAACCATCATTATAACAAATTCAGAGAGGAGCGATTAATACAGCATTTCAGCGATAAAATAGACTTAGAAAAGTTAGCATTGACACTTGCAATCTATGCTGAAGACGTATATTATTCGCAAAAAATCATCAGAACATTGAGAGAACTAAATGACAACTAAAAGTGAAGGAAAACCCGGGTACATAGTATGAAATATACTAATATTTTAGGAAAAGATTTTAAATATAAAAAAGATGCAAAAGAATATTTTAATTCTATACTTTACTCTATTAAACGACCAGGTCGTGACAATCATATTACATTCACTGAAGAAACACTAATTAAGCAATCTCATGTAAAATCTTTATATAATAACTATTTAACAAATGACGAAAAAACATTATATGAGGTGTTTAGAGGGGATAAGCCCCATGATTGGGGGTGTAAGTTTCTTAGTAATGAAGTTGTAAATCTTACTTTTGAATTAGAAGCTAGAAATCAAGATAGAATTCCTATTAGTCCTTCTCGTATTTTTACATGTTTTGGTGCGGCAACCACAAACTACACATTAAATGAAAAGAAAACAGCTAGATTTTTGGTTCAAAACCAACGTGATGATTTTTTAAGAAAATTTTTAAAAACGGGTGAATACCTTGGTAGTGATTCAGTTTTTGAATGTGATAAATGTAAATGCCATAAAAAAATAGAGGTTCATCATGTAACACCTTTTAATGATATTTTTGATGAATGGAGAGAGAATGTTTGGAAAGAAGATCTTTTTCCAGATTCTGCTTGTTCCTCTTTTAGTGCGGAGGCTAATGAAAGTTGGTGTCAATTTCATCATAACGTGGTAGTTTACCAAAAATTATGTAAATCATGTCATACAAAGGAAACTTATGGCAGAGACTAAAAAACCAGGGTATAGGGCCCAAGGAAAGAAACGCGCAGATGGAGTGAAACATGGATTTGCAATCAACCCAGAACAAATGGATTTTGAAAGACGCAAGCTTTTGGAAGAGATGTCT